GTCTCTAGTACCACGTGATTCAACACTCGATCTCCAGAGAGAACCCGGTGGAAGCGGATTGTCAATTGGCATACAGACCATGATGTTGTCTGTCTCATTATCAGTGAATGAGTACTCAAAGGTATCGGTAGTCGTGTTGACCTGTGGAGTTGGGTACACTGTTCTCAACAGCAAGTTGTCACGAGTACGGTAAATCTTCAGCTCGTAATCTTTGAAGCCTGCAGTTCCACCAGTAGGACGATCCCACATGATTTGAAGGTCATCAAAGTCCCATGCGTAAGTTGTAGCAGTACGGATATTCGTAGGAGCAGTCATTGAACTAACGCCTCCGCCTCCACCACCTCCGCCTCCACCACCTCCGCCTGAACCAGCCACAGAAATCGTGTAGTTTGCAGTTGCAGCAATACTCATTACACCCTTCGTGTCTTGAGAGTAAATCTGCACTGACCAGACACCTTCAGCCGAAGGAGAGATTTCATACGAAGGGTTGGAGATTGTGACTTCATTCCATGAGAAGTCATCCTTCTTGTATCTGAACAAGTAGTTCTGTACGTTACCTTCTGCAGGACGAGTCCAAGATACACCCAATGTATTGCGAACAGTACCGTCATTGCTAACAGCAGATTCTTTGAACGTGATGTTGGTAACAAGACCGGGAATCAGGATTGGGTCTTGAAAGATTGGAGTTACACCAGTTGGGGTGTCATCAACCCGACCAAACTTGTTTGCATCATATTCCAGACCGGATACCAACCAAACACCATGACTATCTTCTTTGACTGCTGTGACCTTGAACTGACGTGGAGAGATTGCACCTGTCAAGATGAAGTCAGCACCAGCCAATGCAGTAACTGCAGCACCAGAATATGAAATCGTTGATAGAGTACCAGTTGAAGTAATAGTTCTAGTTTCTACTGTGTCTCCATCAGCAGCAAGTACATCAAAAGTGTATCCAGACACGACCACAATAGGTCTGTCCAATGTGATAGTACCTGTACCAGTTGATGCAACCTTAGCTTCAACCATGACTTGAGCATAGTTTGAATCGGCAACCTTGATGACTTCACCCGGTTCGATACCTGCATTGCTCAGACCAACTTTGAATGTGATTGCATCCAAGTTGTTCAATCCGCTATCAACGTGCCATTTTGCAAGACGTAAAGCTTGGCCTTCTGTCGTGATACCAAGTCCTGTTACTTCTTTAACAACAAGCCCATAGCGTGCAGTACCAGCAGTATCTTCATAGTAAGCAGGAACGCTTAACCAGTTTTCAGCAGGATTGTTCCAGTAGACAGTACATGCTGAATTACGGGAGAACAATTGTGAAGATGTGTACTCAAACTGTCCATCAATGACATTCGAGTTAGTAATCAGACGAGACCAGTCAGTAGGTCTATCTTGTACAAGACGAACCTTATTGCCAGCAGTGTAAACAATTGCTCCAAATGAAGCAGCAGTACTTTGAATCAAGTTCCATGCGGAATCCTGAGTCATGAATTGGTAGTTGAACGTGTAACGAGGTTCAGTTCCAGACATTGCACCATGATCGAATGCAGGTACTAAACCGTCATTGTAGACAGCAGCATCATAGAAGGAATACTTGTCAACATCTGCAGCCCCAATCGTCGAGCCTAAACCATGTCGTGAATTGGTAAGCAGGTCATACAAAACCCAAGCAGGATTATCGCAAGTCTGCTTTGTAGCAGCAAAGGTTCCATCCCATACACCAGTGTAAGTTCTGGTGGTTACATTGTAGTTTGAAGGAACTGCAACCTTGATACCAAGTACGTCAAATGAGATTGTTGGGTAGGTAGAACCAGAAGATTCAGCCTTCAACAGGACAGCAGCAATAGCACGATTGTTGTACGGAAGCTGTGCATTGTTAATTTCAGTAGCCATCTGCAGGTAGATGTCATTCGCCATCGTTGCTGAAGAATTGTCAGCAGTGATACGAGTGACTTTGACAGCCCATACACCAGTACCAGAAGGCCGTTGAACTAAGAAGTCAACGTCGGCAGGTGAAGTTGTCTTGTCAGTCTTTGTTACGTCATTGATCAATACGAATGACCCAGCACCTAAAGCTCTACTGATTTGAAAACGAACAGTCGTACCATTCGTATCACCATTAGTCTCTTGCTGGAACAAAGCAGGGAATCTAATCGTGACACGGATTGCATCAACATTCGAGTTAGTTGATGTGTAAGTTACAGGAGATGCAGCAGTGATCTTCGTACCTACGTTGTACGAATTAGATGCAGACGGGAAACCTTGAATCACTGTTTGGGATGGAACACCAGTACGTTGATCCATTGTTGCGGATGAGACATTTTCTGTTTCATCTGCATTCATTACTGGAACGTTATTCAGGAAGACACCACGTTTCAGAGTAGTTCCACCAGCCGCTAAGGAAGTGGATGGAATTCCTCCAATTTCCCCATCAGATAGGAGAAAGAGAACTCTAGCAGTAGTCTTAGTAGTAAGAGTATTAGGAGACTCGACAGCAGTATGTACATCGCCACTTCCTCCACCGCCACCAAAGGCACCAGTGATTTGATTAAGCTTAGGTTTTTTCATGAGAAGTCATCGCTTGAGAAGTCAGCAGAAATGATTACTGACGAAGCACGTTGTACTCGTCCGTAGATAAGTGGAATTGCACCACCTTGAGATGACACGTTCACAGCTCCGTTGTAGATCAATGAACCTACTCCACCAGCTTGTGTTTGTGTTGGTCCTGCAGTAACAGGTTTCGTAAGCATTTCAGCAACACCACCTAAAGCCATACCAGCTCCAAGTTGAATCAACCATGCTTGCCCGTAGTAGTAACCAACAACCATCATGACAACACCCAGAACAACTCTAAGTGCACCAGATGCTCCAGCAACTGCAGGAATCAGATGAAGAACTGGAGATGTCAGTTTCTTATCAAGTTCTTCAGTACCAATGTCTCGTTTGTCTTTCACTCGTCCTTCAACAATATGCCAGTTGTTGGAACGAATGTCTTCTTTGAACTTAGGACCAAATCTAGATGCAAGACCAGACATGATCTGAAATAGATTTTCACCATCTAACTTGATTGTCTTTGTGTACTTCTGCCCCATGAATCCATGAAGCTTGATTGTTCTAACTGTCATTCTTGATACCTCGCAGCAAACATGATGTAGTCTGCCCATTTGCCAAAGTCTTCAATACAGGAAGTTCTCTGATACCAATGACTTAGGACTTTGTTATCACCCATGTAGATGCCAAGGTGGTTCACTACCTGTGATCTGACTTTGTAGAACAGGATATCGCCGTGTTGTAGGTCGGTAAGTTCAATGCGTTTGAATCCCCAACTTTCATACAGGTCTTCCATGTAATTCTCACCTTCATCAAACCAGTAATGTGTCCTTGGTTGAGTCTTGATGATGATTCCTTTTTCCTTGTAGAACCAGTCTTGGCACAAGGTCAAGCAATCTTGAATATTGAAGATGAATTGACGACCGAGAAGTTCAGGTCTATTCTCGGGATTTCCCCAACAGATTGGCTCTTCACAGATTTCACCATCTGTGACGCAGATACCCCACTCGATACCTGTATCAATCTGACCCTTGAGGTCTTCGTATGAAGGTGCATGTGGCTGGTCATCTTCAGCAGAAATAGTATGCCCAACAGTATGTGAATGAAGTAGCAAATCAGGTTCTTCAATCAGAAAGCTTGGATTCACAACAAATGAAGTCAATGGATTTTCTGCTTCATTCTTCAACGGAAAGAACTCTCCATTCTTCATGTATCCACAACCTTCGTTGGGCCAACATTCATTGAAATGCGTTTTGTAGTCCATTATGGTTTTCTGTAAAGACCAGCACCGGGGAATTCAGTTCTAAGCACTTGTTGTTTTGGTAGCTTTGCGGCAGGAATATCAATTACTGAGGTCATCTTGAATTCAATTTCAAGTTTCGTCTGTCTAGTCTTCTGAGCAATTACAAAGACAGATTGACTGAAAATCTGAGTCGAATCAGGTGATGAACCGGAGTCCAGATATTTATCTAATGTCAGTACACGAGTTAACTTTGCACCAACTAAGTCTTTGTAAGTTGTCAGGTAAGTTTGAATGTACTTTGTGACATTGGAGATTTTCAAAGTCGGTTGAGGTGGTTGACCATCAATCGAAGTCTGCCATCCATCACCAGTAATAGGCATTGGAACGTAAGAGATTCCACCGAATGCAATCTGAGATACACCTGCAATCGTATTCGGTGAGAAGTGAATGATGGGTCCACTAAATGGACTCATATCAAGTGTGTAAAGCTCAATGACTTTACCAACACTTGGTTTCTGAAGGTCTTGAAGAATTGTCATAAGTCGAACACTTGGTCCAAGGTGCAAGTTACTTGGAAGAGGTTTGCTGATTGAGAACTCATCGTTCTTGTCTTAACAATCCACTTCTTAGAGACAGATTCACCTGGAGGTGTCCAAGTGAAGTAGTCAACACCACCTGCAGTATCAATTGCAGTGATGATTGTTGTCATGTCAGTGGTACTCAGAATGCCCCAGTCAATATTCCATGTGGCAATCTGTGCGTTATAGCCATCTTGTGCACGTTGGCTATATCCATTGCCATAGTGATTCTCAAGGATTCGATATTGAGTCTGTCCTTGAGTAGCTTGGCTGATTCGATCTTGTAAAGGAAGTGCTGCTGGCATGATGTGTCCTTATGCGATTCTGCGAGTCAGCATTCCGCCTTGACGCATTTCGTTTTGAATAGTTTTCTTGCTTGTGATAATGATTGACTCGTTGATAGCCTTCAGCATCTCGTTCTTCTTAGCTTCACTGTCAACTGATCCAATGGAGACATTGATGTGATTGACAACGTTTCCGCCACCTCCACCACCGCTGTTTACAACTCCAAGCTTTCCGTTTGCACCACGAGCCAGAGGCATGATTGCTTCAGCTCCAGCTTCTCCCATTACTCCAGTTCTTCCACCGGACATACCGAATGCAGTAGGTTGAGATACAACACCACCGTCTGCGAAGAACTGAGTACCACCTTGGAATGCACCACCGTTTGCAAACAGACCGCCCATCAATGAACCAACCATTCCAGCCATTGCCTTTTGAACCATGATCTTTGCAAGGTCTGCAAGAATAGATTTAGCAAGGTCTGCGAAGTCCAACTTACCAGTCATAACGAAGTTGGTAAGGGAATCTGACATGTGGCTTGTAACGCTATCAAAAGCCTTCTGCGTCATCTGAGCTGCAGAATCAGCATTCTTGGTGTAGTTGTCGAATGCATTTTTCCAGCCATACTCGAAAGTCTTCTGACGTTGAACTTCTGCATCGTCATCTGTTTTGATTGACTTAGCTGCTTCAGACTTCGATTTCATTGCTGCAGCTTCTGCTTCTAGAGCCAGAATCTTCTCTTGTGACTGACCTGTAGACTTAGCAGTAGCAACTGCAGCTTCAGCCTCTTGGACGTTGTATTCGGCAATAGCAACATTGACATCGTTTTGAGTTGCACCGAACTTCTTCATCACTTCAATGCGAATTCGATTTGTCTCAACTTCTTGACGTGAAGAGATAGTTGACTTCTTGATTGCTTCATCAAGGTTCAAATAGTTCTTACGTGAAGTCTCAGTTGCATCATCTTTAGCCAATTCTTTTGCAGCTTCAGCCTTTGCTTTCATGATTTCAACTTCAGCTTTCAGACCAATGATCTTCTCTTTGGAAGTACCATTAGCTTGTGCAGTAGCCAAAGCAGATTCAGCTTCCTTGACGTTGTATGCAGCAACTGCAACCTTTGCATCGTCTTGTGTTGCAGTCAGACTCTTGAGAACATCGATTCTGATTCTGTTGATTTCAACTTCTTGACGTGAAGTGACAGAAGCTTTCTTGACTGCATCATCAGCAGTAATCTGAGCCTTTGCCAATTTGATGTACAAGGTCAATGCATCTTCATTTGCAGCATTCAGTTTGAGCTGGGCAATCTGTTCATCAGTTGCAGCAGCCTTAACCAGAATGTGTTCACCCTTCAGAGTCTTGTACTGAGCATTGAACTTTCTAAGGTCGATTTCAGCTTGGATTTGCAGAGTATGGAGATTGGTTTCTTCATCAAACAGACCTTTGTAGTCAGCCTGAAGTTTCAGGAGTGACTTGTCTTGTTCAATCAGTGCTTTGGTAACATCACTTTCAGCAACTGAACGGTCAGTACCACCAGACCCCGGTACAGGTTCACCGCCAATGTTCCCCGGTGTAGGTAACTTCTTTCCACCATCAGACTTCTTGCCTTTGTTTGCAGTGAAGTTTGCTTCAGCCTTCATCACAGTGTCGTAGTACTTGGTAGACAGTGTGGTTGCTGTTTTCCA